AGATAAACTTTCTGAAGCAATGATTTCTATTGCCAGAGCGGAAGAAAAAATCTTGGCAATGGACTCAAAATACAATACGACTTATGAGAGAATGAATAAGTTTTCGGAAAAACTCGATCATATCACATCTCGCGTCGAAGAGAACGGCCGGACTGCCGCCATTTTTCAGAAAGCCTTTTGGTTGATTGCCGCCGCGATTTCTGCCGCCGGTGCTGCACATTTTTTTATGTTATAATTTTCTAAAGGTATTGACAAACACATAGATTTGGTATATATTGGTCTAATGTACTAAATTGGAATCGTGATGATATATATTGACAAGGCCTATATTCAAAGACTTTCCCCCCAGCTCGAAGGTTTCGTAGAGAAAAAACAAAACCTATATAACTGCCGGTGTCCCCTCTGTGGTGACTCGCAGAAGAAGTCGTATAAAATGCGAGGGTTTATCTATGAGAAAAAGGGTAAATTTAGATACATGTGCCATAATTGTGGTGCGGGTATGGGGCTGTCTGCCCTATTAAAACAATTAAACGTTTCGTTGTACGAAGAATATATTATGGAAAAATGGAAACATGGTAAGAATACCGATGTACCCGAAAAGATTGATAATGCTGTCGCATATAAATTCGATTTCAAACCAAAATTTACAACCAAATGTGCGTTCGAATATGGTGAGCGCATCTCCGATTTGCATGAAACTCATCCGAGTCGGATGTACTGTGTCGGCCGACAACTACCAAAGCTCGATGTCCTATACCATACGCCAGATTTTAAATTGGTGGTTGATAAGGTTTCCAAGGGGCATAATATACCAAGAAACGAAAAACGTATTGTCATACCGTTCTTTAATGAAAAGTGTGAACTAATCGCGTTGCAGGGGCGCAGTCTCGATCCAAATAATTCGATGCGATATATCACTATCAAGGTTAAAGATGTTCCTAAAATATATGGGTTGGATCGTGTCGATCCTACGGAAACGACATACATAACGGAAGGACCGTTGGACTCACTTTTCCTAGATAACGCCGTTGCGATGGCGGGTAGTGATATAGATAAGTCGTTTTTCGATGATTTTTCCGATGTTGTTTTCATATACGATAATGAGCCGAGAAACAAAGAGATAGTGAAGAAAATCGAAAGTGCTATCGAATATGGTTTTTCAGTATTTTTGTGGCCAGAAAAGATAAAAGAAAAAGATATTAACGATGTTATCCTGTCTGGAATTGACAGTTTCGAATTGCGGAGCATTATAAGTAGAAACACGCATAAAAGTTTAGAGGCAAGACTCAAACTAGCATCTTGGAGAAGATGCTGAAAAATATCCACAAAAAAGAGGGAAGTATATGTTAAAATTAGTTAATACTATTAAGGATTCCGATGCCAGAAATGTTATGTCTCAGGCAAAATTTTATGAGTCATATTCGCGCTGGTTAGAAGATGAAGAAAGATACGAAAGTTGGGATGAATCGGTCACGCGAGTCATGAATATGCATCGTGGTTACTACAAACACACAATGTCACCGGAATTAAATTTATTGATTGATGAGGCAGAGGCCGCATATAAATTGCAATATACATTGGGTGCTCAGAGAGCATTACAATTTGGTGGTGATCAACTACTGAAACATCAAATGCGTATGTATAACTGCACATCTTCCTATGCAGATCGCGCAGCATATTTTCAAGAATTATTTTATATTTTGTTGTGTGGTGCCGGTGCGGGTTTCTCTGTCCAAAAACACCACGTTGCAAAAATTCCAGATATCAGTGAGCGCAAAAAACAAGCAAAAGGCTGGAAAGTGGAAGATTCGATTGAGGGTTGGGCAGATGCTCTAGGTGTCCTATTGTCATCCTATTTTGTTGGTGGCGGCACTTTCCCCGACTTTGAGGCCCGTAAGGTATATTTTGATTTGTCAGAAATCCGTCCACAAGGCGCGGAAATCTCTGGTGGGTTTAAGGCCCCGGGCCCTGAACCTCTCCGCAAGGCTCTTGATAAGATTGAACATCTGTTGCAGTCGCTGGTGCTAGCAGGCGTCACAAGGTTGCAACCTATACATGTTTATGATATCTCTATGCACGCCGCAGACGCAGTGTTAGCAGGTGGTGTGCGCCGCTCTGCGACTATCTGTTTATTCTCGCCAGATGACGAGGAAATGATGGTTGCAAAAACTGGTAATTGGTTTATCGAAAACCCACAGCGCGCCCGGTCAAATAACTCGGCAGTCATTGTGCGCGATGAGATTACCAGAGAACAGTTTTCAAACTGTATGAAATCTATCAAAGAATTTGGGGAGCCTGGATTTTACTTCGTGGACAACACAGAGCACACTACAAACCCATGTGTTGAAATTGGTATGTATCCCCAAATCGACGGCGAGAGCGGTTGGCAGGGGTGCAACCTTACAGAAATCAATGGCGGCAAATGTACTACAAAAGAAGAGTTCTTTAAGGCCTGTCGCGCCGGTGCCATTTTGGGCACTTTGCAGGCAGGATACATAGATTTTAAATATCTAAACAATACAACACAAAGAATTTTTGCGCGTGAAGCATTACTTGGTGTGTCGGTAACTGGTTGGATGAATAATCCAGACATTCTACTCGATGCAGATATTCAACAACAGGGCGCAGCGATTGTCAAAAAAGTCAATAAAGAACTTGCCCAGTTGATCGGAATTAATCAGGCAGCACGAACAACATGCGTCAAACCGTCTGGCAATGCATCTGTGTTGTTGCAAACTGCATCTGGTATTCATGCAGAACACTCTCCAAAATACATTCGACACGTACAGATGAATAAAGACGCAGAAGTTGCACAGTTGATTGCACAGTCAAATCCTTACATGGTTGAAGAAAGTGTCTGGTCGACTAGCCGTACAGACTATTGTATCGGTTTCCCCGTAATTTCACCAAAAGGATCGTTGTATAAAGAAGATCTGTTTGGCACGGATTTATTAGAAAAGGTACAACTTGTTCAACAGAATTGGGTTGAGCATGGTACTAATGTTGAATTGTGCGTGGATCCGACAGTTCGTCATAATGTTTCTAATACTGTTACAGTACCGGCATCGCAGTGGACTAAAGTGGAGGATTATTTGTTTAAAAATAAAAAATATTTTGCCGGTGTGTCGTTCTTGTCGGGATCGGGTGATAAAGATTATCATCAGGCCCCAATGACGGAGGTTCTTGAAGAAGTAGAAATCGTGGAAAGATACGGCCGAGGGGCGATGTTTGCCGCAGGGTTGATTGTCGATACTCGCAAGGGTTTCAATAATTTGTGGGAAGCAACATCGATCGCACAAATGTCTGTCGAATATCAAGGTGAAATTTCTGATTTGCGGGCAGAGTGGATTCGCCGATTTAAAAAGTTTGCAGATAATTATTTCTTTGGTAGTACCAAAGAGGCAGAATATTGTCTGAAGGATGTTTTCTTATTACATAAGTGGACAAAGATTCAACAAAATCTCTCACCGATTGATTTTAATGCTCAGTTGGAAACAAAAAAGTTTACTGACATTGATACTATGGGTGCGGTTGCATGTCAAGGTGGTGAGTGCGAAATAACCTTTTGAAAATTTTAAGCAACCTATATATGAGGAATTTATATAAAGGATACTGAAAAATGGAAATGATAGGTTGTAACATCTGCGCCGGAGAATTTTCTATCGAAACCCATAACAGCGAAGATATTCGCTTCTGTCCCATCTGCGGAGAGCCTCTAGAAGATTACCTAAATATAGGTGAAGAGGTTGATATGGATGATGACGAATGGTTAGAAGAATAGGTGGAATTGATTATAGTTTAACATGCCCAGCGGTATGTATATATACAGGCGAGAAAGAAAATTTTAACTTTGAAGATTGTAAGATTTTCTTTCTCGCCACTCAAAAAAAATATGAAGATTTTCAGTATAAAAATATCGAGGGTTCTTTACAGATAAAAAATTACTCTATCGCAGAGGAACGATACGACTTCATATCGGATTGGACTTTGGATATTCTCATATCAAATGACATTACGGAAGTTGCCATAGAAGATTATAGTTACGGTTCGCAGGGTAAGGTGTTTCATATCGCAGAAAATACCGGACTGATGAAATGGAAAGTCTGGCAGGCCGAAATCAATTACAAACTTTTGCCGCCCACAGTGATAAAGAAGTTTGCGACCGGAAAGGGAAATGCAAACAAAGAAAAAATGTATGAATCGTTTTTACAGGAAACATCGAGAAATCTACAAGAAGAATTGGTTATTAAATCCACAAAAATCGGCAATCCGGTGTCCGACATTGTAGACTCGTATTATATTTGCAAGATGGCATTATGATAAATGATTATAAAAAATAGGAAAATAATACTTGACTCTCAGCCTCTTTTGTGGTACATTAAAGTGTAACAAGAGAGGATTGATTCGTTATGATTATGAACAAAAGAGATGCCATCCGCGCCGCGCTAATTTCTTTGACCCCCCGCGAAGAACGTGTAATTCGGATGCGGTTTGGTATCGGTGGAATTGGTACGCATTCGTTAGAAGAAATTGGGCAAACATTTTGTGTGTCTATGGAACGCATCCGGCAAATTCAATCAAAAGCATTGCGGAAACTAAAAGCCTCTTCGCGGTCAGTAACTTTGAGAGATTTTGTGTGAATATCTTCATACTAGACAAAGACCCCAAAGTCGCTGCGCGTTTGCAGTGTGACAAACATGTGGTCAAGATGATAGTAGAAAGTGCTCAAATGCTTTCTACTGCACACCGCATGTTAGACGGCGTAGAAACCCGCCGTAAGTCCAAATCGGGTAAAACTATGTCCAAGTACTGGGAACTGCCAGATGCGCGTGAGAGCGTCTTATATAAGGCAGTACAAATGGGACATCCGTGTACCGTGTTGACTCTGGCCAGCGATAATAACTATATGTGGCATTATGATCATTTCTCAGAGTTGTGTCTGGAATACACCCACCGATATGAAAAAGTCCATAAGACTGACACTCTATTGCGTTCTGCATTAGTATCCCCGCCCAAAAATATTAAAGATGGGTATAAATACGCAACCACTCAATTTCCCTTAGCAATGAAAGCAAACCCCGAATGTGTGATTGAAGGTGATCCAGTACAATCATATCAAAAATTTTATCAGACTAAACAGGATAGGTTTAGTATGGTGTGGACAAAACGTAAAGTGCCAGAATGGTTCAATCAAAAGGAAACAACATGAACCCTATATTATATATTTTAATGCGAACCGATATGACTTCATTAAACGCTGGTAAGGCAATGGCTCAGGCCAGTCATGCAACCAATGCGTTTATGCAAGAATCAGAAAGAGTGGACGATCCAGAGATAAATGAACTTGTAGAAATGTGGTCAACACAGACTTGGCAGTCGTTTGGTACTGTTTTAGTTTTGGGTTGTACAGAGACGGAAATGAACGAGGCCGTAGCAAGTTCGCATTATCGCGCTGCATTGGAAGGTGTTGTGCATGATCCGACATATCCTGTTCGTGATGGTGCCGTGACACATTATGTTCCAGTTAATACATGTGCATTTATCTTCGGCGACAAGGACGAACTCGACTTTCTCGATGTCTTAGATTTACATGAATAGGTTGAAATTGTTCCGCAATTGGTATATCCTTCTGCGCGAACAGGGGGATGAACTATATGGGCCCGATAGGTGGGATTTGTCGTGGTATATACAATACAACCGTTTTAACTGTATCATGTGGGCATGGGCTAACTCAGCGACACATGAAACTGATGGCAACTACAGAAAGTTTTGAAAAAGTGTTGACAAAGTGTGCGTAAGTGTGGTATTATTAATAATATAAACAAAACAGAGAAGAGAATATGATTCTAATAGACCTAAGTCAAGTTATCATATCCAACCTAATGACTCAGGTTGGGCCCCGTACTACAGAAATCGATGAGATGTTGGTGCGACATATGATATTGACAAGCATCCTAAACATAAAAAAGAAATTCTCCGCTGAATATGGTAATATTGTTATCTGTTGTGACAACAAAAACTATTGGCGGAAGGATTTGTACCCCTACTATAAATATTCACGGAAGAAGGAAAGAGAAAGTTCCGGTATTGATTGGAGCTTAATTTTCAATACGATGAATGATGTCAAGCGCGAACTGAAAGAGATATTCCCTTATAAGATTATCGAACAGAATCGTGCCGAGGCAGACGATGTTATTGCAGTTTTGACTCAGACATTTGCACCACATGAAAAAATGTTGATCATGTCCAGTGACAAAGACTTTAAACAGCTGCAAAAATATCCCAATGTCGCACAATACAGTCCCATGCAGAAAAAGTATTTGCAGGAGGACAACCCCGTAAAATATCTACGCGAGCATATTATTCGTGGCGACAAATCCGATGGTATTCCCAACTTCCTTAGTGACGATGAGGTATTTGTGGAAAATCGTAGACAGAAACCTATTACGAAAAAACTTTTGATAGGATGGATGGACATGTCCAGAACCCCAGAAGATTTCTGTGATGCAAACATGTTAGAACGTTGGAAAAGAAACGAGGCCCTAGTTGATTTAACAAATGTACCCGAGGATATTAGAAAAGAAATTTTAGACAAATTTGAGTCTGCCCCTGTAGGTGACATGAAAAAAGTCTTTAATTATTTTATTCATAATCGTATGATGATGTTGATGGAAGAGATCGACTCATTTAAAGAAAAAGATTATAAATCTTACCACGAACTAGATGTAATGAGGACGGCATGAAAGAAAGAGCAAAAAATTACAAGTGTTACTCTAAGGTAATACCAATCGTATTTCAAGACCATTGTTATGGGTTTGAGGTCAAAATGACCGAAGTAAATAGTATTTGGGCGCAAGACAACCGATCGGTTGTCTCGAAGAAATTCTTTGTCGACGAAACAAAAGCCAAAAATTATGCGGAAACTGTCAGAGTTTAGCCATGTATATAATTGATAAATTTCTTAATGAAGAAGATTTTCAGTCTATAACGAGTCATGTTCTGTCAAATGCGTTCAGATGGGAATATGTCGAACAAAAATCCCGTTATCCCGATGGGACTCATCCTGCGACTGATTATCACAATCAACAGATGACAAATGTAATTTACAGCACACCGAATGGTGCCGGATTTTTTGAAAATGAAAAAAACCTTTCGGTGTTGTTGCCAATTCAAAAATCTCTGAGGGCGTTATGCGCCCTTAGAGTTAAAATCAATATACAGTTTCCCTCAAAAGAAGTCATCCCCACACCATTTCATACGGATGTAGATATGGTCCCAGATGATGTCAAAGTTTATAGTGCAATTTTATATCTCAACACCAATGACGGATACACAGTTTTTGAAGATACTGGCGAGAAAGTTAGAAGTGTGGAAAATCGAATTGTCGTTTTTGATTCCCAGAGAAAACATGCAGGAACAAGTTTTACAAATTCGAGGAATAGAGTTGTTATTAACTTAAATTTTATTCCATCTTCTGACACTGATTTTATTTTAGACAGATATTGATTTTTTCCTTGACAAGTGCCGACTAGCCTGATACATTATTAGTATAGAAAGAATCACTTGTCACTGAAAGGACAAAAAATGCAAGATCAAATCACAACTCTCCTCGAAACAATCAAGTCAGATTATGCCATGTTTACTTCGCGTGGTGATGCCGACAGAGTGTTGACAGATATCAACAAAGAAATGATTGCCGAGTTCAATGAAGGACTGAGTGTCAACGAGGGTAGTAAATATATCAAAATCATGACCAAAGGTTCTGTTTGGGGATTTGTTGTCAAAGGCGACAATGACAAAAAATTCCGCAAAGGAGATCTTCTGAAAGCCGCAGGATGGGCAACCCCTGCTCGGAACCACGCTCGGGGAAATATCCTAGACGGTGGTTACACAATTCAGTGGACAGGACCACTTTATATGTAAAAAGATTTGAGGGGGGGTTGACACCCCCCCTTTTTTGTGGTATGATGTTCTTGTAAAGAGAATCAATATGAAAGAAAGTGAAAAAATGGAAACTGTAATAGAAGATATCAAGCCCCGCATTGCCCAACCTCCTAAAACTAATGGAATGTTTGTTGTGTCAATTGGGCATATTGCTTTGTCACAGATTGAAGGAATGAAAGGAACTAATGAAGGACGAGAACTTGGCACGGATGCGGAAAAAGTCAAAGGCCATATGAGAAACATCAAAAGTGGCAATTACATTGGTGAACATCATGTCCCGCCTGTTGTCAGGGAAAATGGCATATG